TTTCGAATGTTTGCACTAATTTGCTGTGCATTCTTTTGAATGTTTGCACTAATTTCTTGTGCGTTTCTCATTACGTTGTCGCCAACATCTTGAAAAGCCCAATCATTTTTGGTTGCTTTAGATACTTTTGTTGCTTTTGCTTTTGCTTTTACCATGTCTATCTCTCTGTGTGTGTACACACTATTGCCTAGTATTGTTATACTCGGTAGCACATATTTACCAGGAATAATTAACAATAGTTTTAATTACTGGCGTAAAGGAGAGATAGGCATTCACGTCTTTTGTCGAGAACTTTAGAAAGTGATAAATACTACATTATGCCAAGAATACAACTGTGGAACAAGAACAAAACTAACGACTACGGCTTCATAGACAGAGCTGTGGCAGAAGTTATCAATGCAGGCGGAACAGGAGTTTATGTACACAAATACATAGGCACATACACTGATGACGCAACTGCAAGTACGGGCTCGGGCGATTTATACATCCAAGATGTTTTATTTTTAGAAAACCGAGATAGAAAATACGATACAGACATTTATGAATTACGTGGTGCTTACAATGTAAGTGAACCAGACTTTGATTTAACACAGTTTGGTATGTTTATGTCTAACGACAATTTGTCAATGACATTTCATATGAATACATGTGCAAGTTTGCTTGGTAGAAGATTAATGCCAGGCGATGTTGTTGAACTACCACATTTAAGAGATGATTTACTTTTAGGTGGCGGTGAAGCAATTAATAGATACTTTGTTGTAAGTGATTCAGGCAGACCGGCAGAAGGATATGATCCTAGATGGTGGCCTCACTTGTGGAAAGTTAAATTAACTAATATCACAGACAGTCCAGAATACAGAGATATTCTTGGTACTGGTGAAACTGCTACAGACTTAAGAAACATTTTAAGTACTTACAGTAGTGAAATTACAATTAGTGATAAGGTAATGGAACTTGCTACAACAGATGTTAAACATGATACAGGCTATTACGAAGGTGGACATTTATATGTTGACGAAGAAAGTGATAAGCCAGGTATATACTTCCCAGGCGATGGAACTGCTCCTAATGGTATAAGTATAGTAGGCAGTGGAAGTTCATTCCCAATAAGTTGTGTTAACGGAGATTATTTCTTGAGAACAGATTTTGAACCTCACAGATTATTTAAAAAACAAGGTAGTAGATGGAGTAAAATTAGTGACGACAACAAGAAGGCTTGGAGTGCCGCTAATAAACTACTTACATCATTCGTTAATAACGACACCATAACTACCAATACAGATGGTACAACGCAAAATGAGAAAACTAATCTCAGTAAAGCAGTTAAACCAAAGGCAGATAATTAATGGCTAATTTGGATTACTGGTATGACGCACAACTAAGACGATACTTGACACAGTTCATGAGAATCTTTGGCGACTTTAAAGTAGCAGAAGGTAAGAGAGATAGCTCAACATTCTATAACAAGGTGCCTGTAAGATATGCAGACATGAGTAGAATGGTTGCACACATATTAAGAAAGGGTAGTGAGAACATGGTTAATGCTACTCCTTTTATTGCATGTAGTATTAATAGTTTATTAATTGCTAGAGATAGGGCACAAGATCCTATGCTAGTCAGTAAAGTACAAGTTGCAGAAAGACAATACGATAGTGGTTCTAGTGAATATGAAACAGGAAGTGGCGGTCAAAGTTTTCCAGGAAACTTATACAGCACAGATAGATACATGCCTGTGCCATATAACTTAACAATGCAAGTAGATATTTGGAGTGGTAACACAGACCAAAAACTACAAATAATGGAACAAATATTAGTATTGTTTAATCCTAGCATACAGTTACAAAGTAGCACTAATCCATTAGACTGGACTAGTATTTTTGAAGTAGAACTAACAGACATAAATTGGTCAAACAGAAGTGTACCAGCCGGCGTAGATGAAACCATAGACGTTGCCACCCTAACATTTACTTTACCAATATGGATCAGTCCTCCGGCGAAAGTTAAGAGACAAAAAATTATTAACACAATTATCACCAACATATATGATACTTCAAGTGTGTCTGATATGGGGTATGATGAAGATATATACGATTTCTTTAGGACATTAGAAAGTGATTTTGAATTACATACTGTTAGTCCTAACAATTACTTCTTACAAATTGCCGGTACAGAAGCAACATTATTTAAAACAGGACCTACAGAAGGTACTAGTTACGATGACGGAACAACTACTAAAGCAAATTGGAACGATTTATTAGAGTCGATATCACAGCAAGGTGCATCCGGAACATTAAGTAATGCATCAGTTACAATGAGCGACATACCATTAACAACTGGTAGTACACTACAACTTAATTTATCAAACGACATAGATTCAGTTACAAGTTTAGTAAGTGGATTTGTTGCTAGGAATAGCATAGATCCTGCTAAGTTAGTATTTACTGTAGACAATGATACACTACCAACTGCAACACTTTCTAACATTACTAAAATTATTGACCCTACAGCAAGTTACCCAGGAGACGGTACGTTAGATGCCGCTACCAATGGGCAAAGATATTTACTTACAGCAGAAATATCAGGCAGTCAGTGGGGTATATCTGCAGACGTAAACGACATAGTAGAGTACAACGGAAGTGCATGGACTGTAGTATTTAATGCTTCTGCTGTTACAGACTTACATTACGTTACAAACACATACACAGGAAAACAATACAAATGGCAAAGCGAAACGTGGACAAGCACTTACGAAGGGACGTACAATCCGGGGTTCTGGAAAATAAACATCTAGAGCCAGTAAGTATTATAGAACGGTTAAATCCTTTAACCAATTTTAATAAGCACAAAGGTATTAGTGCCGCGGGTGTATTATTCTTAGCAAAAGACACAGGCAGATGTTTATTCCAATTAAGAAATTCAGACAAACGAATGAAACACACTTGGGGATTTTGGGGAGGCATCATAGAGCATGGTGAGTCGCCATATGAATGCATTCAACGTGAGCTTGAAGAAGAAATAGGCTTTGTTCCTGAACTTAAAAAATTAAATCCAATTGATACATATCAAAGTAAAAATAAACATTTTATGTATTACAGTTTTTGTGCTGTAGTAGATAGTGAATTTTTGCCAACACTTAATAAAGAGAGTTGTGGGTATGCTTGGGTAGATATAGGGCAATGGCCCAAGCCACTTCATGATGGTGCAAGAAGCACACTAGGACGTAACAAAGGTGCTGGTAAACTACACACTATACTTAAAATCAATATGTGATAAGTAATAGCATGTCAAAAGATATTATAAATTTTGATGCTATAAAACTTACTACAGAACTTACAAAATATAATCGACACAAGGCAATCCCAAACACATTCTTCGATGGGACATTCACTATACTAGACGTAAGAGAATTGTATGATGACTTGTCGCCTAAGGTGCAAGAGTATGCCGACGCTTTAATAGAACATTACAATGTAGATGTAAAAGACAGCGAAGAAGGATTATATAAAAGTTTTTTAAACGAGTATAAAGCATTTATACGAAATCAACACACTCGTCATGACAAGTGGAACTACCGACCTATAATGAAAAAGTATAGGAGTAACATCAATCCAGTACGAGCAATAACGTATGACGTTAGGGAAATGGCTTACAGTTATAATAACAATGATGACCATCATGTTTGGTTAAGTCAACTTATCATAGAGCCTAACTTTTATCATAGAGTTATACAAGACATAATTAAAGATAGACAAAAAGTAGATAAAATTTTGAACTACTACATACCTATATACCATGTTGCAAAGTTTACTGCTCCGATAGAGTTAAAACACTTGCAGACATTGAGATTAGATTTGCTGGAATATGCTAAGTTGTTTACTGAATTTAGACACTACGATCCCGACGAATAATTATTTGTAAAGTTTTCTTACTTCACCATTAATTATCGGAGCATAAATTTTAACAGGCTCCTCTTTACCTTTAACAGTAACTTCGCCCAATTTAGAACATGGAATGTTTGTAGTCTGCTGATATGTGTACTCACTTATTAAAATAGGAGTATCTTGCTTCCTAGTTTCTGCTTCTAGTCTTGCACCTAAGTTTACAGCATCGCCTACAACACTATAATCTAATCTAGTTTCAGCACCCATGTTACCCACAATACATGTGCCTGTGTTTACACCAGTACCAAATTTAACTCTAGGCAAGCCACGTTCTTCCATTTCTGCTTCTAGTTCATCGCCAAGTAGTTCAATTTCTATTGCTGTTTTAACTGCCATCTCGGCATGATTATCACAAGGTAGTGGAGCATTCCAGAATGCCATTACACAGTCTCCCATGAACTTATCTATCGTTCCACCGTTGGCTAATACTATATTTGTCATCTTATCCAGGAAGGTATTGATAAGTTCCACTAATCCCTCAGGGTCATCGTTCTTCATATACTGTTCTGATATAGGAGTAAAGCCGACTATGTCAGCAAATAAGAAACTCATTTCTTTTCTTTCACCGCCCAACTTCATTAAACTAGGATCTTTAACTAGCATATCTACATACTCTGGACTTATGTATGTACCGAATTGTGCTTTTATTTGTTGTCTCAACTTGTATTGTTTGTAAAAATTGTTAAATGTTGCTTGGGTAAACACTAAAAATGTTGCAAGTAGTGGGAATGTTGCATCAAATAATAGCAGTTTTGACTGGTACATTAGTACACTAAACCATCCCAATCCACCCATGATACTAAGGGAAATTGGTATAGTTAACCATATAGGTGTTCTATACACACAGAAAGCAATAAGAATCATACCCAGTAACGCACATAGAAGCTCATACACGGTACTAAGTTGGCTACGCTGTATATTTGTACCATTAATTATATTCTGTAGCATATGAGCATGTATTTGCTGTGAATACAAGTTGCCACGTGGGGTTGGAACAGGATTAGCAATGCCTTCTGCTGTTACACCTATTATAACATATTTGCTACCTAGGTCAGGCAAACTATCTGCATTTGTGTATTCAACTTCTTGAAAGGTGTTGTTGAACCTAATATATGCTGTTCCATCCGGTTGTGTTACAACTGGGTCATAAGGTGGAACAGCAATTTCGCTAACACCTATTTCAGATGTTTTAATTATATAACTTGGTTTACCTGAATTAACTCTTAATAGCTCAATAGCAAAACTAGGATATAATTTTCCTTCAACGCCTATTGTTAGTGGGTAAGTTCTTGTTTGATTGTCTGGTTGTGGTGCTGAAGCATTAACTCCAATACCAAACGCCATAGTCTCTAGTTGGCTTATGTTCGTTACTAGGTTGGGCCATGTTAGTACAAAGTCCTGTGCGGGTAAAGGGCCTATCGTTCCTGTACCAATGTGAGGACCTGTACTCCTCACCCCTTTTGAACTTGGGGTCTGGGATAAAACTATTCCGTTGTCTTTTATCCATGATGCAAATACCTCATCTCCTGCAAATCTGTCTTGTTCTGGAAACATAATAGTGAATCCTATTATGCCTTGATTCTTTTGTCTTATATCATGTATAAGTTGTGCATAAGTTGTTCTAGGAAAAGGATACTGTCCTAATACGTCTAAACTCTTTTCACCTATGTTTATAATAGCAACATCGTTGCTATCCACAATAGTATCAAACTGTTGATAACTATCAAATACTTGACTACGCAGACTCTGTAATGCTGTAGGGTCTGCTATTCGCACGGCTAGTAGCAGTAATATTGCAACTGCTACAGCACTCTTGCTGTAAATCCATTTCATACTAGTATTTAATGTTATTCAGTATCGTTAAGTGGATTTTCTAGTATAGTTGTAATTTTTTCTTCTAGTTCTTTTTTAGTAGTTCTAATGTCTGCATCCATTTCTCTGAAGCGACTTTGCATTTCTTTTTCCATCTCATAAACATCATTTCTAACTTCTCTTTGAGTCGATGCTGAAGTCTGGTCTACCTCTCTTGCTAAATCCAACGCCATGTCAATTTCGTCTTTAAGGTCTTCTCTGATTATGTCTGTAATCCTAGTCAACTCTTCCATTTTCATTTCTATTTGTGCTGGGTTTAAAGTAGAAAGTTTCTTTTCTGCAATAAGCAGTCTGTTGTAGAGTTCAAAGCCTCCCCATAGTCCACCAATTAAAGTACCTAGTAAAGGAATTATAATTACGAGTTTAGAACCTCCTAACTTTATACCTTTATATTCTATCTCTGCCATTTTATTTCTCCTGTTCCTGTAATGTTTTATATTGGCTGTATATCATTTTTTTTAATTTAACTTGAGTGTTACCAGCCATCATGTAAAAACTCGCTTTGTTGTCTACAACTTTTTGTCCTGGATATACTTGTGATGAGCCGTACCATGCTTGTTGGTCTGCTAGTTGTATTTGTGATGTGTAAGCACTAAAGCCTGGTGTATATCCTATGTAAGCAACTGCAATCGTTTGGTCGCCATATTGTGCATCGTCAGTATTACCTGCTTGTATCGATGCTAATTCTTTTTCTAAGTTTGCCGCGGCAACTGTTGCTCCCATTGTATCTGCTAAACTTTCTACTGCGTCTGATTGTCTTTGCTCTTGGAACGTAGGTGCTTCAACTTCAAACCTGCTGTAATCTGCTGGTGCCTGGCTTAGGAATTCTGTTAAGCCTGTGCCACTACTTAATGCTGTGGTTAGTTCATCTTCGAACTGAATATCTGCTCCACTAACTCCACCGCTTGTTCCGTCATCAAAACTGTCTACAAACTGTAAAGTATCTTCTTGTTGTTGTTCGAATGCTTGTACTGAGCTCTGTGCAACTTCAAATGCACCTGTGTCAACTGTATCAGTTACACTTGCTGTAGCATCAAAACTTTGTTGACCCATACGTTGTTCTGCTTGTTCTTGCAAGAACGTATCACCTGTTGAGCTTTCTTGTGTTAGCATACCCATGTTACCTTGACTTCCGGTGCTGTAACTATTGCTACTTCCGTCATTGCCTTGTGCAAAACTTCCACTACCGTCATTGCCACTTGAACTGCCATCGTCAATACTTCCACTTCCGTCATCAACACTACCCGAACCATCGTCGATAATGCCTGCAATAATTGTTTCTAATTGTTGTTGTGTTCCACCATCATCAAAGTTATTACTGTTACCAAAGTCAATATTAAACTCTGCAACACTTAAACTCATAACACCTGATCCTACATTACCTACAAACTGTTTGTCTGCTTTTTCTTGTTTTTGTTCTCGTTGAACATTTGACTGTGGGGTACTGGCATCTGCAATATGAGTGGGACCGTCTTCTTCGTGGTGTTCGTCCATCATAGGACCTTGTTCATAATCTTCGTCTATCTCTGCGTATGCTTCATTTTTAAATTGTTCTAAATCATCTTCACTAAGTAAATCTTCAAGTCCTTCTTCTTGTATAAAACGTTCTATGTCTGCTTCTGGGCCTAATTCAAAGTAAGCCTCTTCTTCATACATTCTTTCGTTCTCAAATGCTATTAGTTCATCGTCTGATAAATCAAAAAATGCTTCTATATCACATGTTGGACATTCTTTTTGTAAGTCTATTTCATCGCTCAGGAATTGTTCGTATGCTAAATCAAATTCCATATCGTCTTCGTAATATATTTCCATCATGTACTCGTCATCTAATGCATAATTATAAGACTCCCATTCAAAATTACCACGCTCATCAAATACTACATCTTTGCCATACCACTCATCTACTTGGTCTTGTCCAAATTCTTTTACATCATAATCGTACCAATCTTTTGATGACCAGCCATATGCGTCATCGCCATACTGTTCTTCAAACTGTTGGTCATACAGTTCTTCTTGTAGCATGTATTCTTCTGTTGCCCAAATATCACTTGTTGTAAACCCATTTGCAAATCCATTTTCTTCTGCTTGTTTTAACATAGTTTCGTCATGTAGTTCTAAATCATAATTTTCTAATCCAATAGTATCCATAACTAAATCGCCTGGATTGTTGCCTTGAAATTGTATGCTAGGATCATGTCCTAGTGCTATTATGTCTTGCGTACCCATTGTGATTAGTACTGCTTCTTGCGGACTTAAACCTTGCTCAACTAACATTTGTTGTTCACCATTTAAATATTCGTACTGTATATCATCATCTTCCATTGGGTCATATTGATTAGGAACATACACACCGTCTTGATTCATATAAAAGTCATCGCCAGTATTTGAATTAATGCTGTCGTAATCCGCGTTAGGATCGTATCCGTCTGAATAGTAATCACCTTGGATACTAATTTGTGAACCATCGCTTTGTGTTACTAATCCTGTGTTAGGATCATAACCGTCCAT